AATACTAATAACTCATTAGGATCAGACTCGGAAACAGAAACAGAAACAGAGCCAGACACAGATAATAATTATAAGCTAAAGATTGGTAAAAAAGAAAAATCCCACTTTGATCTCGACGTTCAAAATTTGAACGAAGACCCTGATAAATTAGATTTAGATATATTAGATTTAAATACTGAAATAAGTGATACTGAAAGTATAGCTTTAGATATAGAAGAGTTAAAATGAAGCTTTTAAAAAAAGCTTCCCAAAAAAAAAAAGTTTCGCAAATATATAAAAAGCTTCGCAAAATAAAGCTTTTTTAATTCGTTATATTTATAAAATTCATTTATATTTATAAAATAAATGAATTTTATAGTGCCTACATTATCAATAAGTATTATGTATGTGATATTTAAGATTATAGATACTAAATATATAACAAAGGATGATAGGTCGGTAAAATTAATAACTAAAGACGGTCTTGTAGTATTTTTAGCCGGAGCTATTACTATGTTCTTATTAGAAAAATTCAAGTTTTCTCATATGACGGGTGGCTCTAAAGAAACGCTATCGGCTTTTACAAATAGCCCTGACTTTTAGCTCGCCTTTTTAAGTCCTTTTTTTATATATTATAGCGCCGTGTTTTATAATATATAAACTTAATATAAAGAGAAAAGCACTAATATTAAGTTAGAACCCCTAGCAAGGTTTCACGCTAATACAGGTAAATTATCAATATTAAATATTTCTTGAACATTATTAATATTTTTCTTTGCTATTTTGTAAGCTTCAAAGGTGGGTTTAAGCAATACATTTTGCGGTGTATGTCTATGAACTGATCGCGCGATCATTTTATATAATTTGAAGTCGGGATATCTCTCAGAACCGTTATTTTTATAGAGTATATTTTTATTATTATCGTCAAAAACCCATTCTATCATAATCTTTTTAATAGGCGACTTTAATTTTCTAATGTCATCTAAGTCGTCGATAAAATAATCAAATAAACTGCAGCCAAGTCTGCATAAATCGAAACTGCTATTGGGACCAATAATGGGTTTAGCTTTATTTAAATAAGGCTCACAATTATATTGTGTTGTTGCGTCACCCGACTCAGAATAGCTGTCACTGCATATAAATTTGTCTTTGAATTTGTAAATGGCTCTTCCAAAATCGATTATTTTGTATATTTTGCCAAAGGTAGGGACTTTATAGTGTGCGTTGTTATATTTATAATATAAAAATTTTTTAGGAGTATTTACATATACAATATTGTTTGTATGCAAATCATTATGCGTAAACTCGAACACTTTTTGATATGTAATTAATGTAAATAATATTTGTAATATTATAGACTCCCATTCATTGTCTTTTATTTTATTATTTACTATATAATCATCTAAAGTATTTTCGCAACATTCTAATATTATCATTTCAACAGGTATTTTATCTATTGTGCAAAATATTTCCTCACTATTAAAGCTCGATTCGCTACTTTCGTCATCATCGTCGTTGTCATCGTCGTCACCCGAACCACCATTTTCTGAATTAGTTAAATCAGTATTTGAAGACCTTGAAGAGCATGTTTCTGAACTATTTGTAGTATCAATTCCTGTATTGGTCTTGCTACTAGCATTAGTATTTACTAATTCATTATTTTCTAAAATATCTAGATTTTCATAGGTTAAGGTTAGCTCTAAACTAGTATTGGGTGTTTCTTGTGCACTAAGTTCATCGCTAATAGCTAGATCGCTAATAGCTAGATCGCTAATAGCTAGATCTAGATCTAGATCTAACTCTAAATCATCACAAATCTCGCCGTCTAGCACTAAAGGTTTCTTATTTTTCTTAGTATTGTTAAATAAATTGGCTATTTTTTCATTATCATCAAAAATGAATAAACTATTTTTGTGCTTATGAAAATAGTCCGACTCATCTAAATATTCTAAGTCTTCTGTAACATTATATCTAAATTTGTTTTTTATTCCTAAAAAAGCACCATAATAGTCTAAACCATTATAAAAATTATAGTTATTTAATAAACAGCTTGATAAAAATGAAAAAAATCCATCAATATATGCAGAATTATTTGGATCTAATATTTTTTTATAAGTAGCACAATATTCGGATTCGGATTCGGATTCGGAGTTTAATTCATCTATGAATTTAGGTAATTCTAAAATATTATAGTTATTTTCGTACTTTCCTATCATATATTTAACAGGGTCAACAAGAGGACTGTATTTTACAAATACTTCTTTGTTGAATTTATTATTGCATATATCTGTAATTGTTGCTAAAAATTTATTATAATTTATTTTTTCTAAAATTAGTTCTAATTTATACTTATTATTCAAATTTATAGCATTATAATTAGAGCTATTTAAGCTAAAAAAAGTATTGTATAATGGAAAATAATTTTGCGAATTCTCTATATCTAAAAAATCACTATTATTAAAGTTCTCAAAAAGCTGCTTATTGTTATTTTTCCTATAGTTTAATTCCATTTAATAAATAACAAATACTTATTTTTTTAATTTATAACACAAATAAATATATTAAATATAGTTTTAATAGCAAATTATTAAGTTTAAATAGCAAACTATTAAATATAGCTAATAAATATAAAGTTGTTTAGTAATGACATTAGAATTAAAAAAATTTGACATTAAATCTATAAGTTTTAGGCCAGATGAAAATAAAGGACCCGTTATTGTGTTAATAGGGCGTCGCGATACCGGTAAAACTTATTTAGTGCGAGATTTGCTATATTATCATCAAGATATTCCAATAGGGACAGTAATCAGCGGAACAGAAGCAGGTAACGGTTTTTATGCTGAGCATGTTCCTAAACTATTTATTCACGATGAATACAATACTGCTATTATTGAAAATATATTGAAAAGACAGAAGACGGTAATGAAGCAGATAAAAAAAGAAGTCGAAGTCTATAAAAAATCGAATATTGACCCACGAGCATTTGTTATATTAGATGATTGCTTATATGATGGAAGCTGGACTAAAGATAAAATGATGCGTCTCCTATTTATGAATGGTCGGCACTGGAAGGTGATGTTGGTCATCACAATGCAATATCCTTTAGGTATTCCTCCAAATTTGCGCACGAATATCGACTACGTTTTTATATTGCGCGAGCCATATATAGCAAATAGGCGGCGTATTTATGAAAACTATGCAGGTATGTTTCCAACCTTTGAGAGTTTTTGTCAGGTAATGGACCAATGCACGGAAAATTATGAGTGTTTAGTCATCAATAATAACGCCAAATCGAATAAATTACACGACCAAATTTATTGGTATAAGGCAGAACATCATAAAACATTCAAACTCGGCTCAAAAGAATTCTGGGAAATAAGTAAAAATATGGACTCCGACGACGACGAAGAGATGTATGACCCTAATACGAGAGATAAAAAGAAGGGCCCCAAAATTAATGTGCGCAAAACTAAATGGTAAGGCGTTGCTTCCATAATCTTGCTTCTAAATTATATAAACAACAACAACGATTTAAAGACTAATTACATTATTATAGTATAAATATGACTTCTCTCGACATTGTTAATTTAATAACAAATAACCCTATTACAAAGCTTAATGCTAACAATAATAATAAATTATTAGAAAAAGTAAAAGCTAACTTCACAGAAATGGAGCAACAATTGTTTATAGCTAGTTTTTATACTTATTTAAATTATGATAAAACAGCAGATTTTATTGTAGATATAGATTATATTTGGAAGTGGTTAGGATTTAATAAAAAATATAATGCAAAATTATGTCTTGAAAAAAATTTTATAATTAATAAAGATTATAAATCTAGCGATGTTATACCTAATACTAGTTTTGCTCCTGAACGTTCAGGAGCAAAAAACACAGGCAGTGGTGGTCACAATATTCAAAAATTTTTTTTAAATATTAAGACCTTTAAATCATTATGTTTAAAGGCACAAACAAAAAAAGCAGACGAAATACACGAATACTATATTAAGTTAGAAGAATTAATTAATGAAGTATTAGAAGAAGAAGCATTAGAAATGAAAAATAAATTACTAATAAAAGATAATCTTATTACAAATGCTATTCAAGATAAATTAAAAGCAATTGAAAAAACAATTGTTTCTCAATTTCCTGTAAATTGTGAATGTATTTATTTTGGAACTATTGATAATTCAAACGCTGAAGGAGAGAAACTAATAAAATTTGGACATAGCAATAATCTCTCTGTGCGATTACAAGACCACCATAAAACTTATGAAAATTTTATTCTTCGTGATGCTTTCAAAGTTCATAATAGGCAAGAAATTGAGAATGCTATTAAAACAAGCTCTAAAATTAGAAAACATTTACGCACTATTGAAGTAAGTGGAAAAAATAAAAATGAAATATTAGCATATGATGAAACCAACTTTACAATTCTTTGTCTCTCAAGATATATTAAAAATATTATTTCTGAAAAATCATATAGTATTGAAAAATTTAATATTTTAGTA